GAGGAGCTTGAGGCCAAACTGAACGAAACCTACCTGCGAACCCAGGTCTACACGGTCAACGAGGTCCGGGGACGCATGGGCCTGGACCCGGTAGAGTGGGGCGACGAGCCGTTGAGTCCGACGCCCTCCGCATTCTCGGTCGGTGGGGCATCCGACATGGATTCCGAAGACGATGAGAAACGGGCCAAGGCTTCAAAGCAGGTCGCCATCGGCCACGTTCCGCCGCTTACGGCCCGCCAGCGCAAACTGCGGGACGCCCTCCGCGACGTGTTCCAGCGCCAGCGCGACGCCGTCCTGGCCGGCATGAAGTCGCAACGCAAGGCCGGAATTGATTGGGACGCTGACACATGGAACGCGGCGATAGATCAGTTGACGCGCCCCCTGATTGCTGACGAGATGAAGACCGGGGCGCGGCGGGCAGCCAGCCAGTTGTCGGCACGCCGGATTGATTTCGGGCTTGCAGAGTACGTCAGTGGCGAAGTCTTCGCCAATCACGCCCGCACGCAAACGCTCAAGTTCGCCGTGGCGGTCAATCGCCAGACCGAGCGCGACCTGCGCCGGGCATTGGCGGAAGCGATGGACGCCGGCGAAACGCTGTCAGAACTTCAAGTCCGCGTCTCCGACATCTTCAAGGGATACGAGGACTACCGGGCCGAGCGCATCGCTCGCACCGAAAGCGCACGGGCAACCACGGGCGGGGCGCTGGACGCCTACAAGGAAAGCGGTGTTGTGGAGGCGACACAGTGGAACGCGTCACCGGACGCCTGCCAGTTCTGCTTGGCGATGGATGGCAAGGCGGTAAAGCTCGGCGAGGTCTACGCTCCGCTCGACAGTTCCCTGGAGGTGGACGGCCAGACCATGAGCTTCGACTATGCGGAAGTTGACGCGCCGCCCCTACACCCGAACTGCGTCACGGCGGAAACGCCCGTCCTTGCCCCTGGCAAAATTGCCGGAATTATCGCCGCCTATCGCGGCCCGATAGTCGAGATTGGTTTTGCCGATGGACGTTGGTTGTCCGTCACCCCGAATCACATGCTCTTGACCCCGCATGGCTTCACCCCGGCGCAATTTCTCGCAGAGGGTGACGATGTATTGGGCTGCGCCGACTTCCAGCGGGTAGTCTTTCGTAACCCACACGATGACCGGCTGCCAGCCCGCATTGATGAGGTAGTCAAGTCGCTTTCGGAAACGCCTGGCATGAGCACCATGCGTGTGCCAGTGGCCGCCGAATATCTCCACGGCGACGCGCAAGGATGCGGTCCACATGCCTACATCAACGTTATATGGCCCAATCGCCCTCCCACAGGCGACGTTCACATGCCGATGGCCCATAAGTTGAGAAGCGATCATCTGTTCAGCACGCCTATCACCAGCGGATATTCCGATTCCGCGACATTCTCGACTCAAGGCTCGCTTGCACAATTCCTCCATGCTGCGGCGCTTGCCTCTGACTGCACGATGGGCCGCCGCCGAGAGGCGTTGGCGTTCGCGGGCGCTCGTTTGCGACATCCTGAGCGTCATGGCTTCGCTCCGATTCCTCGGAGTCACATCCAACATGCGAAGGCGCTTACCGATAGTGCGGCGCGAGTACCCGAAGTGCTCGGCCAATTTCTTGACGCTCATCCCGGAGTGGTAGAGCCGCAGAAGATCGCCCGCATCAATGTCGTTGACAGAATGATTCACGTTTTCGACCTCCATTGTTTCCCCACAGTATACATCTGCAACGGTGTTCTGTCAAGTAATTGCCGGTGCGATATAATCCCTGTCTTGGTCAAGGAGGGCTGATGACGTTCCCGATTCATCTGCACGAGAGGGCCGTCATCCAGTGGGCGATGGCCGAGGCTTTTCCGATGCGCTGCGCCGTGGACGTAGGGGCGCATCACGGGACATGGGCCGTGGCCCTGCTCCAGGCATGTTCTCGACTTGTTTGCATTGAGCCGAACCCGGAAGCGTTCGCGGTACTCAAGATCAACCTGGCCCATGCCATGACAACCACCCAGTCCCCAGCCGCCATACACCTGCACCAGTGCGCGGCCGGCGCGGAGCATTCCGTGAAGCGGATGAATCTCTATGCCTGCGACGCTCACGGAACATTGTTGCCCGAACATCCCATTCCGCAAAGCTGCGGGAAGATGCTCTCCATGATCGAAGTCCGCGTCAATCGGCTGGACGACATGATCGGAAGTTGTGACTTCATCAAAGTGGACACCGAAGGCTACGAGCTTGAGGTTGTCGCCGGAGCGCAGGACATCATCGCGCAGAGCAATCCCCTGTGGATGATCGAGTGCTACTCGGTCGATACGTTCGCCAATCTTCGCGCTCGGATGGGAGTCGGGGCGAAACAAACGGAGTACGGGGCGGGCCGTTATCTTCTGGGGAGGTTGGGCAGGACATGAGAATCATGTGGCATAGCGTCAAGCCAACGATACCGAGCGGCTATGGGGCGCAGTCGGCGATATGGGTCCGGGCGTTGCGCGAGGCTGGGCATGATCTCATCTATTCGTCGTCCGCCGGCGGCCCGCAGGAGTCAACCGAATCCTTCGAGGGCATGACGATTCTGCCGCAGACCGGATACGTCGGAAGCTACGGCAACGACATCATCCGCTGGCATGTCCAGCACTGGAAGCCGGATGTGGTGTGGTCGTTCATGGACGCATGGCCCTTGGACCCGGCCGCGTGGGGCAAAATCCCCTGGGCCGCATGGGTTCCCGTGGACTCAGACCCCATCATGCCGAAGAACATGGCACCGCTCCGCGCTGCCAGATGGTTGGTCGCCATGTCCCATTTCGGAGAGGGGCGGATGAACAACGCTGGATTCACGCCCCTCTACGTCCCGCTGGCCTACGACGCCGGGCAATACTTCGACGAAGGCATGGCGCATGCGCGGGATCGGTTGTCTGCGATATGGAAGCGCCCTCTCGCCGCGGCCTTCATTGTCGAGGTCATCAGCGCCAATCGCGGAAGGCGCAAGAACTTCCCCGCCATCTTGCAGGCATGGCAGATGTTTTCGGCGCAGCACTCCGACGCCCTGCTCTATCTCCACACGGATGCCAGCGGCCATTTTCAGAACGGCGAGAACCTCTTTGAGCTTGCCAAGCTGATCGGGTGCGACATGTCCCGCATTGTGTTTCCAGACCAATACCGTTTTGTCTGCGGCATGTTCGGGCAGGACTATCTCCGGCTGGTGCATAGCGCGGCCGATGTGCACCTGAACCTGTGCTACGGCGAGGGCTTCGGGCTCCCGATCCTGGAGGCCGCCGCATGTGGGTGTCCGGCCATCGTTCCCGACTTCGGGACCGCTCCGCAACTCGCGTTCAACGGGTGGATTGTCCCCGGTCGTCGCGTCATCAGCGTTCCGGGGGCGTGGCAACTGGAGGTCGAGATCGAAGAGGCGGCGAATGCCCTCTGCCGCGCCCATGCTGACCGCAACAACCAGTCGCGCAGGAGCGAGTGCATCGCCGCCGCCCGGCAGTACGAAATCGGGAACGTCATGCGCGATCACATGCAGCCAACGCTCGACCGAATTGCCGAGGAGGCCAGACATGGAGCGAACAAAGCCGAGGAAGGCGGGGCGACCGAAAGACCCGGCATCGCTTCGGGCATTCAAGGAACAACTCAACCACTACATCAGGACGCAGCATCTATGCCTGAATCGCCGGCTTGATTTCCGGCGCAAACACGGAGGACAGGAACCATGAAGAAAACCGTAGCCTTGTCGGGATGGATCAAGGGCATGCCGAAGCCGGTCCAGCAGTCCGTCATAGCCGCCTTGCTGGCCGAGAAGGTCAAAGACGTGGAGGCGCTCACCATCAAGCGCACCGGGAACGAACCTCTCCGGCGCACGCCGAGCGAAGAGGACTTGAAGGCGCTGGAAGGGAAAACGCAGTCGGTCGTTCACTATGTCTCGACACGCGACATGGACCTCGACCGCGAAATCCTGATGCCGGGCGGGGCCATCCTCGACGCCTTCCGGGCATGGCCGCAGGTCTACGAGAATCACAACATCAGCCAGCCCCCCATCGCCAAGGACGAGTGGATCGTCGCCGACAAGGTGGGGATCAAGGCACTCACGAGCTACGCCCCGACGACCCGCGGCAAGGACTTCTGGCTATTGCGAAGCGGCGGGTTTCTCAATTCAAGCTCGGTCGGATTTGTCCCATTGGAAAGCTACGGCCGGAGTGAGCGCGGCTTCGCGGAGGCGGCCATGCGATGCGCGGCCGAATGGGAGGAGTTCAAGTCCGTGGCCGATGAGGTGGAACGCATTACGCCGCGATGGCTGCTCATCGAACATTCCGACGCATGGACACCAGCCAACCGCAACGCGCTGACCCTGGCTTTGAGCGCGAAGTCTCTGGACGTGTCCACCGAGTTCCGCAAGGAACACGACCTGGAAACCGAAGAGGATCACGAGGCGCTCGACAACGCGCAGTGGTCAGACTTCAGCCACAAGACGAATGCTTGCGGCCCTGACGGCGCGACCCCGTATGCAGCCAAGCCGTATCCCTCGGAGCACGCGGCCCGTCTGGTCAGCCCCGACAAGTACGATGAGTTCCGGCGCGAGAACGACAAGTTCGGAAGCGGCATTCACGCCATATGGGGCATCATCAAGGGACCGCCGCGCAAGGTGGAGTTGCAGGCCATTCGCTTCGATGCCTCCAAGTTCACCGTGGCAGAGGCCCGCGCATGGCTCAAGGAGCATGACCATAAGCCGATTCTGTTTGAGCCGGCATCGGGCAAGCGCGAGCAGGAGCCGGAGCGCGTCGTGCGCGTAGTCGCTGGGATCGTCCCGGCCCGGATCGTGCGGGTATGTCCCGACGACACCATAGCGGCCGCCGTGCGCGATGAATTGCGCTGGCGTTTGGGGCGGGTTTGATGCCCCGAAAAAAAGTTGAATATTTGTGTTGACATAAACCGATTTCGTGTTCTATCTCGCACGGGAGACAGTTGAGAAGCGATCCATCCGAGCCGGATGGTGCCGCGTCACGCCAGACAGCGGACGCACCCGAAAGGGACGAATGCTGAGTGGCCGCAGACGGGGGCCGGGCGGCTAAGACGACCGCAACACGAGTTCGCATGTACGAGCAACGCCACAAGGGAGAACCATGAAGAAGTACAGACTGCTCAAGAAGTGGCAGACCCACGAAGCGGGCACCGTGCTGGAGGTTGACGAGAAGACGGCCAAGGAATTGACCGATGGGCAGTTCGCCGAGGAGTACAAGGACGCCCCGCCTCCCGCCTTTGACCCGGCCGTCGTGGACACTGCCGTCCGCAAGGCGCTCTCGGAGTCGCTCAAGGACCATCGCCTCCTTTCGATCCAAGTCAAGAACGAGACCCAGGAGTTGAAGTACAAGTCGCTGGGCGAACAGTTGATCGCCGCCCGCGATTTCGCCGTCGGGAAGAGCATGGACAAGCGGCAAGAGGCGCTTGGTCAGCGGCTCAAGATCACGTCTCCGAGCGGATTGGGCGAGATGGTGGACGCCGACGGCGGCTTCCTCGTCCAGCCGGAGTTCTCGGCCGAGTTGTTCCAGTTGGCGCACCAGACAGGCAAGCTGGCGAGCAAGTGTCGGCGTGTCCCGATTGGGGCGAACTCCAACGGCCTGAAGTGGAACGCGGTGGATGAGACCTCCCGTGCGGCGGGTTACCGACGCGGCGGGATTTCGGTCTATCGCACCCACGAAGCCACGGCGGCGACGGCGACGAAGCCGAAGATCGCGGCCCGCGAAATGACGCTGGAGAAGCTCGCTGGCGCATTCTACGCGACCGATGAACTCTTGACCGACTCGACCGCCCTGGCCGCGATGGTCACGGCGTGGTTCGGCGAAGAGTTCGGCTTCAAGATGGACGACGAGATCATCCGCGGCGGTGGAGCCGGGGAGATGCTCGGAATCCTCAACGCCGGCTGCCTGGTCAGCGTCGGAGCCGAATCCAACCAGACCGCGACGACCCTGGTTGCGGAGAATGTCGAAAAGATGTTCACCCGCATGTACGCGCCGAGCGTGCCTCGCGCCGAGTGGTACATCAACCAGGACGTGTGGCCGCAGATGTTCAAGTTCTGCCACGTCATCGGAGCGACCGGCGGGGTGGCCGTGTTCATGCCGCCCGGCGGACTGAGCACGAGTCCTTACGGGACGCTGTTCAACCGGCCCATCAACGTGATCGAGCAGTGCGCGACGCTGGGGACGAAGGGCGACATCATCTTCGCCGACCTCAGCCAGTACATCATCATCGAGAAGGGTGGAGTCGAATCGGCATCGTCCATCCATGTGAAGTTCTTGGAGGGCGAGCAGGTGTTCCGGTTCACCGTCCGCAACAACGGCCAGCCGTTGTGGAAGGCGGCGCTGACGCCCGCCCAGGGTTCCAACACAACCAGTCCGTTCGTGACGCTTGACGCTCGGACATAAGCAGCAACGCAACGAAGGAGGAGAGATAGCATGTCAACGCCTTTGAGTCAGGGTTTGAGAGTCGAGAGCGCCATTGATCCGGTGGACATCAACGGTGCCGGAGCCAACGGGGCCGTGATAAGCATGAAGGGGTACGGCCACTGTTCGGTCATCATCAAGACCGGCGTTCTCCACAACAGCGGATCGAGCGCGGTCACGATGGAGCAGGGGACCGCGATTGCGTTCGGCACCAGCAAGGCGCTGGGCTTCAACGACTACTGGAAGGAAGGCACGCAAACGACAGCCACTAGCAACACGTTCACGATTGCGGGAACGGACGATTCCAGCGTCTTTGTGATCGAGGTGGACGCCTCGACGATGGACGTGGCGAACGGGTATGACTGCCTGCGCGTGGTGCTGGCGACTCCCGGAGCGTATTCGTTCATCGTGGACGCCACCTATGTGCTGAGCCAGCCTCGGTACGCGGGTGAGGCCGGGTTCGTGACGCCGACTTCGGACTGAGCAGAAAACTAGGGTATTGCGCCGGGTGGATTCAAGTTCCATCCGGCCAACACCAGGGAGGACAGACGAATGAAGAAGGCGCTTACAATCGGGTGCGTTGCGCTGTTGCTGGGCGCGGGACTGATGGCTGGGACGCAGATGAAGATGACCGGGCCGAGCGGGCAAGGCACGCTGATTATCTGGGACGCCGCTACGGGTGTCACCAACATGACGTTCGGGACAAACGGCAGCGTCACGGTCATCGGAACCCTTACGTCGTTAGGAGGCGGATCGTCTTCGCCCACGCTGGTCAGCAATTCGACGCTGAAGGTCTATGCCTCCAACGTGGTCGTCACGACCAGCATCACGGTGCCGTCGGATTCGTTGGAAGCCGATGACATTGGCGCGGGTTCGTTGCCGAGTGATGTGACGGTTCTGGGGCTGGTCGTCAGCAACAAGAACAGCGCGATCTACGGCAGCAACGTAACGGCACGGGGCACAGTCATTTTGCCGGGGGTTAGCGGTTCAACGACGCTCCAGTACCAGGTTTACACTATCACCGTCGTTGGTTTGGGCGGCACGAACTTTACCTGTTTGTCCATCGCGCCGTAAGTGATTGTCGCAACAACAAGAGGCAGAGCCATGAGACGATTCATCGGCTGGATTCTTGGCGCGGCGTTGCTGGCGCAAGCAGCCGTCGCCGGTGTGTCCGACACCAACCGGCAGGGATTGGCCTACGTCGAGAAGATGCACGTCACGTGGTCAACGCCGACCAACCTGCATTCATCGGCTACGGGGAAAACGGATTACGTCCGGGGGCAGATTGCGCGGGTCGTCGTGCCGATAAACGCGAACTGCACCGGGGCAACGTACTCGGTGACAATGCTGGATGATTGCGGGAAGGACGTGCTCCAGGGGAAGGGGACGGCGATTGCGACCGGGTCAGTCACCGAAATCTATCCGTCCACCAACTCGCTGCCCTACATTGTCAACGACAGGCTACTGACCACGGTGACGAACTGCGGGGCGTCGGCCAGCGGAACGATCATCCTGTATGTGCGATGACCCGCGCAGGGAGTGGAGGCGACAATGGCGCTGACAACTCTTTCGCGGCTGAAACAGCACATGGGGTTGACGACCACGGGCTACGATGCGCGGCTGGAGACGCTGATTACTCAAGCCTCGGCTCGGATTGAGTCGCATTGTAGCCGGGTCTTCGGGACTGCAACCTACCGCCGATGGCTTGACGGCAACGGAGAGCGGTTTCTGCTGCTCCCACAATGGCCCGTGACGGCCCTTCGCATGGTCGCCGTTGAATCCGTTGTGGCCGGCTACTTCTACCAGTCCACGGCCCGCCTAGCAACCGTTCGGACGGACGAGTCCGGGGCGACCCTGTGGTCCGTTAGCACGGCGGGCGTAGAGTCAACCTCAAGCCTAACCTGGGCCAGCTATCCCACGGTCGCGCTTCTCATGGCCGCCGCTCCGACCGGGTGGGTTGGCGTGGCCTATACGGGCAGCGGTATCTCGGACTACTCGACCTATCCGACCGTCACGGTCAAGCCCGTCAACTGCGATGCGCTATCACCGAACCGGGCCGACATTGAAGTGGCCTTCCAACCCGTGAGCGTGCGGCTATCGCAGGAAATGGAACGGGCCATCGAGGCCGAAGAGACGTACGTTTTTCCGTGCGGCCAGCAAAACGTGTTCGCCTGGTGGACGGCGGGCTATACGCTGCCGCAGGACGCCGGCGATGGCGACGACGAGGTTGAGGGCAATTTGCCAGACGGCCTGATCCTGGCCGCGAACCGGATATGCTCCGACCTGTTCCTGCAATCGGGCAAGGACAGCGGAATGAAGTCGGAGTCCATCGGCGACTATTCCTATACGCGGGGCGAAATAGACGATGCTGTAGCACAACACGATGCGGAACTCGCACCGTACAAACGGCTGGAGGCATGATGCTGTCGGGGCTGTACAATTCGACCCTATCCGTGCTGGCCGTAGGCTGGAGCAAGGACGCCATAGCCGGGGCAGTGGCGAGCCGGGCGGCGTCATACACCAACGTGGCCTGCCGCATTTCTCCCGTCTCCGCGGAGGAACGCGAAATCGCAGGGCGCGAGGGGGTGCAGATCACGCACACCGTCTATTGCGACTGCGACACGCCGATTCAGCAGAAGGATGCGCTGGAAATCGGCGGCGCGGTCTACGAGGTCAGGTCGGTCATTGTGCGGCAGAACTCGACAATGGATCATCACCAGGAAATCAAGGTTGATCGGGTATCGGCATGAGTGTGAACTGGCATCCAGAGCGATTCATCAAGCGGGTGGAAGCCAAGCTGTCCGCCAACCTGGACAGGGCCGCCATCATGCTTGTGGCCGACATCAAGAAGTCGATGTATGGGCGGGGGCGGCCACCCGGATTCGGGCGCAAGCGTCTGCGTGCGGGGAGTCGGTATGCGCGGTCAAAGCCGGGCGAGACTCCCGGCATCCAGATAGGCACGCTCAAGCGCAGCATTTGGTGGGAGCGTATCAGCGCGTACACCCGGCGAATCGGAAGCACCTTGCGCGGCGATCCGCACAGCTATGCCCTATACCTTGAGCTTGGAACGTCCCGCATGCTGCCGCGCCCATACCTGTTGCCTGCGGTGCGGCGGAATGCCGAGAGGATCAGGCGAATAATCGCCGGAGTTGCCGCATGACGGAACTGCTACAGGCCATCAAGACCCGATACGACGGGGCCGCAGGGGCAGCACTCAGGGCAGCAACTCCGGGCGGGATATGGCTGGGGGTTGCTCCGCCTACGGTGCAGTTCCCATTCGTCAGGGTAGCCGTGCTCGATGGCGGCTTTGACTACGCGATGGGGTCGGTCAAGTACGAGACCTATGACGTTGAGATGAGCGTATTCGATGACGATGCGAGTCCGTCAGACGCAATCGCGGCCGGCCTCTTGCTCACGGCCTTGTACGACGATCAACTCTTGACGATGAGCACCTATCGCATGATAACGGCAGAGTCACGCGGCTATACACTGGTCGAAGAGCCAGACCGAAACGGGTGGGCTGTTCACGTTCGGTACGCCTACATGATCGGGCTGGCATAACTCGGAAGCAAAGGAGACAAGACGATGGCGACAATCGCAATATCGGGGAAGGCCGGGGCCATCACGGGGCCGTCCGGGCTTGCAGAGGTGACGCGGTGGACCTGTGACGTTGAGTACGAACTGTTGGATGCGACCAACATGGCGAGCAGTGGATACGCCGAGTATGTCCTCGGCCTGCAAGGCGCATCCGGCACGCTGGACGCCATCGGGACACCTCCGGCTCTCGGCAGCGTCGGAACGCTGGTGCTGAAAACCAAGACGACCGGAGGCCGCAGCATTACCGGGGCGGCACTGATTGAGAAGGTGTCATACACATCGGCGGTTGACGGCCGGGTGGAGTTCGGCGCAGCATACAAGTTCAAGGGCACCGTCACCCTAGGCACGACATAAGAGGAGGATCGAATACATGCCTACCACGGCACTTTCGGGAAAGAGCGGCAGCGTTGGCGGGACAGCGGCCAGCGAAATCAAGCGTTGGTCTTGCGACATTTCGGCTGAGTCGCTCGACGCCAGCAGCATGGATTCCAGCGGAATGCGGGACTATGTCGCCGGCATCATCAGGGGCGAGGGATCGTTCGACGCGGTAGGGACCGTCCCCGCCGTCGGGTCTGTCAACCTTGTTCTCACAACCGCATCCGGCGGGAACTCGTTGACCGGCGTAGCCTACATTGACAAGGTGACGTACACCACGGAAGCCAACGGCCTGGTGAACTACGGAGCCACGTTCAAGTTCAGCGGGAGCATCACGGTCGCATGACCACTGCATATGAGGCGTTGAACCCGGCACTGGAGGTCGAGATTGCCGGGAAGACATGGAAGCTTCGGCGCGTGCCGGTTGCGGTATTGCTGGCCGAAGCATCCTCAGCCGTGCTGTCGCAACGCATCCGGGCCATCCGCGAAAGCTCTGTTGGACTGAATCCGGTAGAGTACGGCAAGTTCCTGGCCGACGCATTCGGCGTATTGCCTACCGGGGCGGCGCTTGAGATTGAGGCCGAGAAGTGGTTGCGGTCGTATTGCGGGGCATGCCGGGTACTGGCACTGGCGTTGCGGCAGGATCAATCGGTCTCCGACACTGAGGCCGCCGCGCTCATGGACAGACTGGCTCCAGCCGAACAAGTGGCCTTTGTGCGGCTTGTGCTGGCAACCCCAGTGCCCACACCACCTGGGGGCACGGAGGGTCCGCCAGATTCGACGGCCGCATTTGAACGGGCCGTGGCAGAGGCGGCAAAGTCGGGACAGCCCGTGACGCTGGTTGATGTTCTGCGGAAGATTGGGGTGTGATGCCGTGGCCGAATCTGAATCCATAGGCGACGCTTTCACCGAGCTCGGCATACGCACGGCCGCGTTCTACAACGGGCTGAGGCGGGCCAAGATAGATTTCTCGGCCTTCAGCAAGGACATTCTGGGTGCTACCGTAGCACTCGCCATAAAAATGGCCAGCCCCGTCGCACTGATTACCGGAGCGTTCAAGATACTGGGTTCCCAGCTACGGGAGTTCGTCGGGTCCGAGGACGCCATGATGGGGCTTGCGATTGCGTCGCGGCAGGCCGGGTTGAATGTCCGCGAGGCAGTGCCGGAGTTCTCGGCGTTTGCAACGGAGATGGCCCTGCAAAGCCGTTACACCGACGAAGCGATCAAGAGCACTATCGCCTATGGGCTTCGCCTCGGAGTGACCGAGGCCAAAATCAGGGACGTGACCAAGGCGGCCATAGGGCTGGCCTATATGACCGGCGAGGACTTGAACTCGGTCATGCTGCAACTGATCCGGGTGATGGACGGCATGCCAGTCCGGTTCGGAGTGCTGCGAACCCAAGTGGACAACACGCTCCCGCCCATAGAGCAGTTCAATCAGCTTGTGAGTCTCGGCAATCGCAATTGGGCCGCGCAGCAAGCCGCGCTTGATACCACATCGGGAGCATTCCTTCAATTCAAAAAGAACGTTGGCGAAGCCAACGAGGAGATGGGCCGCGTCTGGGGCGTGGCCGTAAAGCCGCTTTTGGACTTCATCAACAAGCTCTACGAACTGGATCGCAACATGCCGCGCATCCTGAAGCCGTGGCGATTCCTGCTTCCCGATGAGGGCAAGCGGCTTGAGGACGCTACCAAGGATGTGGATGAGCTTGGCAACCAGGCCGACGAGACGGCGGATGCAGCGAAGGGGATGGGTCTGGCATTCGGGACGTTCGCCGATTCGTACCGGCGAATCCAGCAATCCATATTTGAATTGAACAAGCGGAAGAAAGAGGAAGCAAAGGGAACGCCGGCCCAAACTCCAGCGGAAGGCGGTCTTGCTCCACCCTCGCCGACAGTCAGCTTTGCCACGCCGCTTACGCCTGTAGAGGCGGCGACCCCATTCACGCCGACGAGTGAAGTTGTATCGCTGCTTCAACGCGAGACCCCCCCGAATCCCGCCTCATGGTCGGTTCCGGGGCGCGACCTCGACACCAACAACACCGTGACGCAGGCGAACACGCTGGCAACGCAGGAATTGACGATTGCGCTTCGCAACTGGCAACCCGTACTGGTGAAATGACATGGCCGGCGGATACAAGGAACTGTTGACCGCGCAAAAGCTCGCCGTGGACATGGACAAGGCGACGGGCGAGCGGCACTTCATCCCCGACTCGGCTGGAACCGTGGAGTTGCCCAATTATGGCGACTCGTTCGGCTCGTCTAATCCGTGGGCGGCAGGGCCATCGGCTCCAGTGGCCTGCAAACTGATTCACAAGCGTTATGAAAACTTCCGGCAGGCGTCCACGATCTGCGTGGTCATCTGCGAGTATTCCACCGAGAACCCCATTGTCCCGCTCGACGAGTTCCGCATCGCCGGCGAGGCCGTCACGCTGCCCTATGACGCCACAACGTCAACAATGACGTGGGCGGACGGGTCAAAGGTACGCATGAACCTGGTCAAACGGAACGTCACGGCCGTCTTTGTCAAGTACGCCGCGGCGGCCACGGCGGCGGAGGCGCTTTCAGGGATGGAGGCGCTGGGCCACGTTGACTCGACAGGCACATGGTTATGGAACGGGCTTGACGTGATGCCGTATTGGGCACACACGGGGACAGCCACAGAAACCTACGGTTACAAACTGCGCCGAATCTATGAATACCGGAATATCGCTTCCGAGACCGGCGGCGTGAATGGTTGGAACTGGATGCTCGATTCAATCTCCATGACCAACAAACAGGTGGGGACCGCACTCTACCAAACCGGGAGCCTGCCCGATGATGTCGTCACGATAACCGGGTTGCCATAGGGGGTGCAGTCATGTCCGTATATCCTACGCTGCGCCATCCGCTCAGAGGCGACACAAGCCTTGACTTCGCCGCATTCCGAGAACTCTTCCAAGAGGTAGCGCGGCAGTCGCGCATCTCGTTTTCAGCCGACTTCAACGTGAGCGACACCGAGGCCGGGCGCTTTGTTGCGCTGGTGCCTAGTGACGCCGGGGCAGACAGCTCCTATCCCTTCCAGATTACGGTTCTCAACGATACCGAAGTCATGGTGCGCTGCGGCTACTGGACGCGGAACTTCCACCGCATGCAGTTGACGTGCGACGACGGGAACCACGAAGGCAAAACCCTGGCCGTGACTACGGGGGCCGGGACAAAGCAGACCGCGATCTATCTGCGGCTCAAGCAGTCTGGCGACTATGACCCGAATCTTGAGCCGGATCAGGTTGTGGCCGAAGCTTGCGAGTTGAGCGCGTGGGCGGCCAAAGAGGTGGAGCACGGAAAGAACATCTATTTCCTTCTTGGCACGATTGACGCCGTGGACAGCGTGATTGACCCCGGCAGCCTGTACCAGCGGTGGCGCGGCGGCGACATTGACGATCTCTGCGTGCTGCCCGACGCCAATGTGACAACCCCCGTATACTCGACGCTTGAGTTTGCGCCGACTGGCGGGGCAACGCCTACCGGCAAATGGGCCGCGCAGTTGTATGGGGTGGATGATGATTCGGCATTCCCCCGCGAATCGAATAGCCCACCCGGAGCCGGATACCGATTGCCAATGGTGTACAAGCCTTATGCGGGGGGCGGTACCTTATCGTGGTGGCAGTTAGATTCCGATGCCGCCGACGCCTCGCCCTGGGCCTCTCTGGAACGCAGGGCAACTACGACCGTGCAGCTTTATGGATTCATCAATCAACCGACATCGGTTGGTAGTTTGGGTGGGGACGACCGCATAATCTTCAGGCGTTGGATTGGAAGTGGACTTCCCGGTGTATATGTGGACTACGCCAGTCCTCAAGACCTCAAGCCGTGGATACTGGTCGAATGGAACAACATTGACGGCGTTCCGACGACTTGGTGGGGCGACCCTATTCTGCATGACCACGGAGACGCCTCGTGGCATGGGGGGCTTGTCGCGGCCTCGGCGGGCGAGGAACACGACGACCACACCATGTATATGTTCGTCGGGGCCGACTACACCCGCAACTGGAGTGCGAGCTTCGGAGACACCGGGAAGGTCAAGGTGATTGACTGCGACAACCGCTACCTGTGCGCCGGCGCAGTCGTTTATCTCGATTGGGATGCCCGCACCCTCTACGGCAACTGGTCCTGCACCGGATCATTCGGGGCGACCGGCAGCATCACGGCGGGCTTGCAGGTCAACGCCGGAT